TAATCTCTAATACACACACCGACAGGGAATCTGGGTACACCGAGGGCTGTCAGGTTTTGAAAACGCACAGTGAGCATCTTTCCAATGTATTTCTTATTGTTCTTGTAGTCCTCCTCGCGTTGGAGGATGGTACCCTCGGGTCTGACGGTGAACCCCCGATCATCTTGGGTTTTACAGACCCAAACAACAGCGTCAGCGTCACGACCGTGACCCGTCTTGGCACCAATGATTTCATATTCCTCGGTCTGGAAATCCTTGTGCTTGAGGAGGTAGTTGCTTCGTTGACCAACCTCGTACACACTGAAGCGATCGCGAATCATGGTACCTTCATGTCCTTCTTCAACATGCTTCTGATGCATGAGAGGAAGATCCTTCTTGGATTTTACGAGTGTCGTTTTGACATATTCGTAATGAGGATTGTAGATAGATTCTTTGACATACTCCCAGCGTTGCTCGAATGTCATACCAAGCTTCTTCAAATCAAAGAAATCGAACACGTGGAACTTGAGCTTCAGAGGGTCAGTCTTGAAAGTACTCGTGAGTTCCTCAAAGTTGAGGTTAGGGTCAAAGGCTTCACCATCAACGTATTGACCAAACTTGAGTCCCTTACCAAGAATCTCAGTTCCAGGGATGATCTTCCCAGTTCTTGAGATGCCACCATCTTTGGAGACGAGTAGGCGAACACCGTCAAGTTTGGGTTGAACGTATAATGGCTCAGAGATGTATTTCTGGCGATCTTCCCACTTGTTGGCGAGCATAGGCAACACTTGATTACACTTGGTATGCTCATTGTTCCACATGGTTTGAGCTCTCTTGAGAGCCTTCTCGTAGCCGGTCTTGACATTGGTTCGTGACTCAGAAAACTTCTCACTCCCAACAATGCCGGAGATCTTCACGATATCCGCAGTTCCATCCTTCAAGTCTTCAACTTTGATGTCAATGTAGCGGTCGCGGTTGTGTTTGTCTTGTTTGATAAGGCGTTCCATTATACGTTTGAATAATTTCTCAACTTTAAATAGGATGTCTTCACTTCCAGTTGTAAATTACGGTAGAATGGAGCGACTTAGGCCACCAGAACGTACAAATCTGCCTATGAACACCAATACATTTGCAATCGGATTTTTAATTTTATGTGTATTGGGTCTCTATAGAAGATATGTCATGATTAATCAACAGCGTGAGCAATCTTATACTTTAGACATTTTGATGCCGACAAATAGAGGTCTTTCTTCATCAATTTCTTAAACTTCTTCTCGGGAATTTTAGTTTTTAACATATAAATCTTCTTGAGATCCTTCATAAGTTTCTCACAGTTTTTCATCTCATGTTTGAGATCCCTATACTCCCCCCATATTTCAGTTGAAATCTGGTGAATCAGAAGGTATGCATTCAACCCCATGCGACGCTCCGATCCACCGAGGAACATGAAAGTTGCCGCCGAGCAACAAGAACCTTGTGCGATGGTGATAACTTTAACCCTAGACTTCTCTAAGATATTCTTAAGGGCAAACCCCGAATATACATCACCACCTCCACTCATGATATTAACACGGATCTGTGGTTCATAACCAATAAGATCAGCTTGTTGTTTGAGTAAGTGAATCTCCAATTTCTTGAAAGCCTCAACAAACTCTAGTGTATTCTCGGGGGTAATATCACCATAAAAATGGAGTTCGTTCCCGATAGTTTTAGTGCATTCAGAAACGTCTTCCTCTTCTTCATGCTTTTCTTTGTTCATAGGCATTTTTCAATGCTTTCTTTACTCTTGTTACATCTCTCTGTTTTAACTTACTTCCTACCGCTAAATGATTCATTACGTCAAAATCTTGCGGGCTTAAACCATAATCCATCATAGGTTGTAAGTCTCCATTCTCTGCATATTTTTTAATGAGGCAAAGATCCTCTATATGTAGATTATGACCGTGTCTCTTTTGAATCTCTTTGTACTTTTGATTTCGCATCTTGAAATTTCCGTACTTTGTCCAACAACTCCCGGGTCTAATTTCATCCCTGTCTAGTACCCGCCCTTGTTTTGATTTGGGGATCACTAGAGCGTGTAGAACGAAATATGGCATGAGATTCCAGTCACCGGTGGTGTACATTTTTGTATCGTAAACATCTGCGTCAGAAAATGAACACGATGAGGGTGTGACATCTACACCTCTAGAATCCAAATAATTTTCTTGAAAAATGTCCCAAACATGTCCATGTTCGTGGATAGAGTCGGGAATACCTATAGGATTTGGATCACTGAGAATATCCTTGATGTAGTCCTTCGGTGTTTTGAAAATATCTTTTTCATCAAAACCCTCCATATACGAGAAGAAGTCTCTGATGTTTCCGTTACACCTGAATGCAGCATTTTCAACGAGGGTTGATCTATCTTCTGTGAGGGTTAACAATTTATTGGGTTTATGTCTAGGTATGAAAATTGTTTCAAAGTTTGGAAACATACACATGTTCGTAGATGTAACCACGAGGGATCCACGTGATGCGCGATCACCATCGGATACCTTCTCTACTAGACTCTTATAGTCGGAATCGTAGTCTTCAATATATGCGTGTTTGGGTGCTGTTTTGATGAACGTAAGGAAGAGTGATTTAGACTTTAGATGATCCTTCTCTATCTCCACACTGTTCCATTCATTCAGCACAGACTTCAACACGAACGTTTTTCCTACACCCGACGAACCACAGATGAATACATTCTTTCTCTGACTAATGTACTTATTCAACAAGTCAATCTGCTTCGTGTGAAGTGTGGCAACAGGCTCTTCTTTTTTTTGTTCAACTATTTTAATGAAAGAGTCCATCGATGACCTTACTAATCAAGCCATAGATTTGGTGCTTGATAATGACGCACTACAAGAACGTATCGTAAAACCTTTAAAAAGGAAAATTTTACCATATGCAGTGTGTGCCGCTTTAACTAACATTACTGTCCTCATTCTTTTGGTATACCTTGCTCAACGTCTGTCTCTTCTTCAGACTCCTCAATTTCCTCAGGTGTAACCTCTTCCTCTTCCTCTTCAGAATTCATCTCTTCTAAAAGTTTCGTTTTATGATTGTACTCACTTTTAGATTTGACCAATTCACCCCATTTACTGAATGGACCACCTCTTGTCATCTGTTCAGTCGCGTTTGCGATTTTAAGTTTTGGAATGGCTCTCACATTAAGAATCTCTGGTTTGGTGAATATATTGTCCAGGGGGTATTCCTTTTCAAACTCGTTGAGGATGCTCGTAGGAATCGCTGGTGATTGTTCAATGAGACGATCGTATTCAGCCTTGCACGTATTCACAAAGTCCAAACCATCCGAATTACGTTCACGTCTAGATAAAGCCAATGTGAGACGAATATTACGGGATAGGAGACCGTAGGCGAGTGCAGCTGTTTTGTGGTTCTCCATTAATTCATTAATCTTCAGGAATTGCATAATCGTTGCGATGAGACCCGCAACTAAGTTAAGACCACCAATTATAGATGGCACAGAACCCTGTATTGACTCAGGGAATTGGTCTTGGGCAAAGTTTGCGGTACCGGTGACGGTTGAAAGAATAATGACAGGCAAAGTAAAACGCAACGACAGTGACTTGTACATGAGATACGATCTGTGATTCATGTACCTGTAACACCCTGAAGCCTCACCCCATTGACGCAATATACTTTCATGTTGATCATTCCAACTTTTTTCTCTGAGTTCGAGTTCTTTTTCTCTAAGAGCTGAGGTAGACATACTACCAAAATTTTCTTCGCTCATTCTATAATAGATGAACATAATATTCTGGATTCATCTTGTTTTTCTCATCGCCATTCTCGTGATTCCATTCACGAATGATAGACGTAATTTAGAGTTCTATTCAATTTTAATTCCTTTTCTCTTCTACCATTGGAGTGTAAATGACGATACATGTGCTTTAACACAGGCTGAGATGTATGTGACTGGTCAGCAGAAGGAAGAGACTTTTATGCACCGTGTGGTGAGTCCAATTTACAAAATGGATGACACAGAGGCGAACAATCTCACAAAGACGGTATTTTTCATGCTTTGGGGTCTCGTACAATTTCGCCTCGGAAGATTTGATACGTTTATTGGTGATTTCAAAAAACTCGCGACCGGAAAGGTTCCTAAGTGATAGCGCTTCTAGTAACAATTAGAAAAGAAGTCTACTTCTTCTTCGTAAGTTCATGAACCCGCTTCATGAACTCCTTATTACGGCTCACCTTAGGATCCGCTTTTATGATGCGAAGTAAAGCGGCTGTTGGTATCTTGGGGCTATTTCCCTTTGGTTTAGGTGTAGACTTTAATTTTTTACACGCACTCTGAATTTGTTTCACGGTTGGCATTCTACTTTAGGTGAATATTTAAATCGGTCAAAGAAGTGAGTAGTCACTTTGAAATTGTGGTACAGGAGCATACATACAGCGTCAGCTATATCATGCTTTCTCTCATATGGAATGTCAATCCCCGTGTATTTTTCAGTGAGACTGACAGTTCTTTCCTTTCTCTCGTCGTAGTTTAGGTGTCTCATACCAAAATGTACATGCATGCTCACAGGTGAAACCAGAATCACTTTATCTTTGAACATGTAATGTAGAAGTACTTCAATATTCGTAAAACCAATCGGAGGTTGTCTCTCTATGAGTATTGTTTCAGCCTCGTCAAATATATCTCTATGGTCATCCACCATAAGGGGGACGAGATCAACCATATCGTTTGAGTATATGTATTTATAGTCTTCCAAACTTACC